GGTAGTCGACCAGCGCTTCCGGCGACTCGCCGTCCACTTTTTTCTTGTACAGCTGCTTCTCCAGCTTTTCCCCATAGTACTCCCGCCGCTCGCCATACCCCGCATCCAGCAACTTCCTTGCAGCGGCTTTGAAGTCTCCGCCACATTCGAGCATGGCAAAGACGGCGTAAGGCAGGTAAGCCTTGTTAGGCTCAAACTGGCTGGATGTGGTGAAGACACTGAACCATTGCCGTGAACGGAGATAGTCGCCGGATGTGCCTTTATCCTTTCCTGGACGGCGGAATTTCACCTTGTCGGCATGCTCGTCTCCCTTAACGGTCCAACCGTGGGACTTTAATAGGCCTACTACATCTGCCCGCCGGTTATAGTCCTCAAAGGGCGACAATCCGAATTCTTTGGCATTATAGCCGGTGACCGCTCCGGGCTTGGCCGGCTGCTCCACCACCTGATTGAAAGACCGGGCAAGCTCCAGTAGCATGTCCCGCTCTGCCAGCGTGATAGTCGGTATAGAATCTCCGTGCACCTTCTTATACCCCTCGCTGGGGGGCGCCAACACGTAGCCGCCCTGCCCACGTGTCTCGATAAGGACGCGGATCTTATCATTCGGATCGATCGCCCGTTCTTCCTGGGTGGTCTCCCTGTTGGCAAGTTTTAGGTTGCCTTGCACGGACTCGCACCGGTAATACAGGTGATATCCTCCGGAGATGGTCTGCACGATCATTAACCGATCAAAAAGTTCCTCGTCGTTATCCTGAATGGCCTCAGTGTAGTCGCGGTACAGGGAGCCGGTCAAGTCGTATTTTGTATCAATATCGATCACCTCCAGGTTGCCGCTCGGCTTACCGCAGATAATGGCCAGGTTCTGGGCATTAGGATGCTCGAACTGCTTTTCTGCCTCCTCGATTGTGATGAGCACTTCCTGGTATTTCTTCCAAGGTAAAAAGGCCCTCTTCTCGGCATTGGTGGCGATGACGCAGATATTATTCGAAATGTACTTATAGGCGGACTTTAGCAACTTACTCATACTGTCGGATATCTTCTGTTGATCTTACAATGGATACTATAAATCCTTGTTTTCTTAATTTCTCATGCCGGTACTGCTGTAACGGCTCCGGATTCTTCCCTGGTCGCTTGAACTCGATAAAGGCTACGCGGCCATTTCGGAGGATAAGGGTGTCAGGAATACCGTTCTTATTCGTCTGTATCAAATGGACCACCTCCCAGCCCCACGCCTCCAACTGACGGGTACAAATCTTTTTTATCTGGCTTTCGAGCATATTGGGCTTTTAAAAGGATTTGGGTACGGGTCAGGGGTTCAAAATTTTATCTACCTGATCAATTCTACTGCCTATCCAGGCCATTACCGGTACCGGCATACTATTACCTATCGATTCATACCGCTGTGTGTCATAGGCTCCAGGAATGGCCGTGTATTGATCAGGGAATCCTTGAAGCCGTTCGCACTCCAAGGGTGTAAGCCTTCTTACGATATGTTTGAAATTCATCGCAGGAATTTTCGACTTATCAAGGGCCGGACAAATTCCGCCTACGTTCATTGACCCTGATGCAGATTGTTGTGGCTGAAAAACCAATGTTGAATGCCCATGTCCAGCATCTTGTCCGCTTGCGCCCTGCAATCTTGCATAGGTGGCCTGAATGGTGCCGGAAACGATCAATTGCCCCTCTTTGCTTTCATTATCTGCATATGGCCTTGTCGTCAAGGCAGGAATTAGCATCCCTCCGCCGGCTTCCTCAGCTCCGATGCTACGGCCTCCAGTGCGTTTTCCAATAGTTCCGGCAATTTCGTTCCTCGATTGCTGGCCCGTCTCAGAATGCCTTCGCAAGCCTTCGGGCTCAAATAATACCGCTGCAGATGGTCGCCAGTCGTCTCCAAGATACCCGACAACGAAGACTCTACGGCGTCGTTGGGGCACTCCGAAAAACTGAGCGTCCATTGTCCGCCAGGATACGCTATACCCGCATTTTCGAAATGCAGTGATGATCCTTTGGAAGTCTTTTCCCCCCGCAGAGGAAAAAACACCGGGGACATTCTCCCAAACAAATCAGCGCGGCCGCTTTGCTGTAAGAATGCCACAAAAACCGAGGGCCAGGTTACCATTTGCTCCGGCCAGTCCCGCCCGGAGGCCGGCTGTGCTGAAGTCCTGGCAGGGTGTTCCTCCAACCAGCAGATCGATGTTTGATTCGTTAAAGGCTTCTTTTTCATGGAGCTTTAGCATATCTCCCAAGTTTGGGATGTTTGGATAATAATGAGCAAGCAGCCGGCACGGAAACGGCGATATCTCGCTGAACCAGGCCGCCTCCCAGCCAAGTGGACTCCATGCTACCGTGGCTGCCTCTATACCGCTACATACGCTTCCGTAGATCATTTTCTAATCATTTCAAAAAGTGTAAACAGATCCGTTTGCTTCTCCGGCTGGCCTTTCTTCAGCAGCCGTTCCAACGCTTTCGCCGTTTCGAGCTTCTTCACCAGGGCATCTAAGTTGCTGGTTCCTTTTGCCCGGGCTCCGTCATACCATGCCTGTCTCTCCCGGACGACTTCTGTAGAAAGGTCGACCAGGTCTTTGTAGGTGGTGGTATGCGAAGATGCTCGCCTCACGCCACATCTTCTTTGAGGGTATCGAATAAAGTTGGCATAGATACCTGCTGTTCGGCCGCCTTGCAATATGTAGCTCCGTCCAGGAAATAGCCGGGGTTCAGTTCGAAACCGATACCATATCTGCCTTTTAAGATCGCCCGGTAAGGCACCGTCATCAACCCGCCAAAGGGATCGAAGATCTTATCACCGGGATTGCTCATCTGCTCAATTACCCGGTCGGCAATATCGAACTGCATAGGGCATAGGTGCATTTCCTTACCTTTGGCGTATTGGGCGCCGTTAAGGGTCAGCATGCGGGTGATATCGGTCCATACCTCTTCAGACCACGACTGTGGCTGCAGTAGCATGAAGGAAGTAGGTAGCTTTCCAGATGCTTCCAGGCTCTCCCCTATCTTTACATGGTGTTCAAAGTCGTAAATATTGTTCAGGGTATAGTCCCGGAAGATGCGGAATATCTGCGCATGCTCCATTCCGAGTAGCTCCTCCGGGATAAGTCCGCGGTTGCCGTTACTGCGGGCAAAGCCGTGGGCGTCAACCTGCCACCTGGAGCGAGTGTATTCAAGCTTGGATTTAACCACCGGGATATCAGCATAGGCATTGCTGTTATCGGATGGTGGTTTGCGGAAATACAGCAGGTATTCCGACATGCCGACGCCCATTTTAGAGCCGTCCTTGCATTGTTCTGTCCATCCCAGGCGGTACGTCTGGTTGTTCTCCCTAACAACGTCGGTGACAATAGTCTTCATTCCAAGATTGGAAAAGAGATGGCGACACCGTTGGGGCTTTCTGCCGCGAGCCTTTGAGATGGCTATTCGTATTCGACATTGCGGACAGGTAGTAAAGTGCTCAATTGCATCTTTATGGAAAGGATATACTTCCTGAAACCCCAATCCGGTCATGCCTCCGGGAATAATACGATCCTTTACGTGGATCGCGGCAATTCGCCCAGGCATCAATTTTTGGTAAAGGATTGGAATTAGAAAATCCATTTGACGCCAGAATTCCTCGTTACTTTCGCTATGTCCGAAGTCCGCATAGTTAGGGCTGTACTCGTATTGCGTGCTGAAGGGTATCGAAGTGAGGATCAGTCCAACCGAATTGTCTTCCAGCCGTGGCGTTTCTAGTACAGAGTCAAAGTTCACCAACCGGAACATCTTACCGGATACCTCTACCCTTTCCACCCCCATCTTCCGGGTCAATATCTGCGCCATGGCCGCTTGGCTAAGGCCGAACTGCTTAATAATTTCTGTCATTTTTTCTACGAGTTGATGGTGTTGCTGCCACTTACGTTCGAGTTGTTTACGAATCTCCCTCTCGGCTTCGGTGTAGATAAGATCGATACGCACCTGGCGCTGTTGGAGAAACCGCAGGAGCCGGTGTATGGACTGTATAAAATCATTGAACTTGAATCCAATACCGAGATATATCGCCCAATGACAGTGGCGCTGTAGGTTACACCCACTCCCGAGCATGATGGGTTTGGCGGCTATTTCGGGGATGGCGCCATCCGAAAAGCTCGCAACAGCCGCTTCCCGCTCCTCGAGGTCCTGGGAGCCATATATGGCCGTTATGGAAGGAATAGCGACCTGAATAGCCTGTCTTTCTGCTTCCAGATCATGCCAGAGGATACGATGTGCTGTGGGATCGTCCTGCCGCAGTTGCAGCATCTTCGCTATACGGGGCTGTAAGCTTTCCCGCTTCTCCCGGGAGGAGTCCTGGATACCGATGGCAACGTTCTTAAAAAGCCGTCCCTGTCCAGACCTTTCTGTTCCCGCCGCGCTATGATCAGACGGCACCTCATGCCAGCGGATATCCAGCGGCGGCAGGTTATAGCCGAGGTCGTCTTTAACATCACCGGTCAGGTCCGACGGCTTGGTTACGAACAGCGCCCAGCTGGCTACCCATAACCAGAACTCTTCTTCCTTGTGCTTATGGAGTGTTAACTTATCCGCCTGGGTACTATCTCGCTTAAAGAACCGAGTTTTCGCCTGGGATACGTCCATGATGCCCAGGAAGTCGGCATATGCCAATAGTTCTATATAGTCGTTGGGGGAAGGTGTGGCCGTGGCTACGAACCGGTAGGGCACGCATTCCGTTCCACGCCTATTGCCCAATGGACCCGCATCGCCGGTAAAAAGCCGCATGAACTCTCGGAACGTCTTTGATCCGCCGAAGCCTCTG